AATAAAATTATGTATGAAATCGGTATAAAGATAGTTATTTATTGTATAACTCCCACTCTTTTAAACGTCTATTTTTTAAACCTTGTAAAACTTTTCCATTAGCTGTAATGTACTTTGTTAAAAACCAATCCTTAATCTTGTCTTTATTAGCTTCCATATTAACCAACTTAAACAAAGTTGTACTACCTCCAGTGTTATAAGTGTGAGATACTAAAGCATCAAATTCATTTTGCTTAACATCAACTTTTAATTTACTATTTACTATTCGTTCATATCTTACAATAAGGTCATCAAATAAATCTCTAGCTTGTTCTAGTGTTATAGTATCACCCATTTTAACTTTATCTCCATTTGGATAATATGTATTTCCAAATCCAATAGTAGGTACACCTGCACTACATTTGTAAGCTTTAAGTCTTACACCCTCAAACAACTTAATTAAGTCTTTGCCCTCTTCTGATATTTTCATTTTAATACAAATAATGTTAATACACCAACACTTATTAAGTGTGCTATTTTACTACGTTTTTTTCGCTTCTGAACGTCTTTCTTTAAATCAATAATACTATCTTTCAATTCGTCGTTTACTTTGTTCTGAACGTCTATAATAGTATCTAATTGACATATTAAAGTATCTTGCCATTTAATAGTATAATCTTGTTGCTGTATTACTGAATCTTGATAAGCTATTATTTTAACCGTATCGTTGTTTTCTTTAGCTATTATTATACTATCTCTATAAATCAAAATAGTGTCCTTAAAACGTTTTATTTTAGTCTTAAATACAATAGTATCTCTGTATAATGTATCTAGTCTTTTTTCTAACTTAGTTATGTAAATTACTTCAGTTGGTAAAGTTGGCTTTTTATGTAATACCAACCATGCTACAACTAACAACAATACACCTATTAATATTTTATCTAACTTCATTTTTTTAACTTTTCACTTATCGAATCAGTTACTTTAGTACCTAATGCTACACCTACCATAGTAACAAACACATCATATCTGAACCCCTCTTTGTATAAGTCGTAAATAATCATATATACTACTAACAACCATGCACTAAACATTGTTAAAGAGGTACGAGAATAACGTAGTTTGTCATTCTCTAACTTCATCAAAGTGTCTTGAACTAACTTTTTAAAGATACGCTTCACTTCTTAATATCTTTGAACAGTTGAACAAATGCTTCGGCGTTAGCTTTCATAGTTCTTTCTGCGTGTCTTATTGCTCTAGATAGTTCTTCAAACTGTTTGTTAAACTGCTCAAATTTTAAGTCCATTATACGTTCTAAATTTTCTATCTCTGATGGCATCTTTTCATTTAGGTTTTCTATCTTACCCTCTAATTTCATAGTTCTATCAGATAGCTTCCAATGTTCTTTCTCTAAAGACTTGTATCTAGAATAAACATCCCTAAGGAAGTACCCTACCACACCTAATAATGATGTTACTATGTATTGGTAAGTTTCCATTCTATACTAATTCTTCTTCTGTCCAGTTAGCACCCTCACAAATAACTAGCATTTCTTCTCTAGTGTAAGTAGTGAAAGTATCTCCCTCAACTATAAAATACTGTCCATCTATTGAACGTCTTACTGTGTTTGCGTTTTGTAATCCTGTACATTGTGAAAAATCAAATGCATCTATTTCTGCTATTGGTCTTATATCGTATCCCATTTTTTTTTATTTTTAATTGTTAATATTGTAATCCTGAACCACTATTATATAGTTCTGTTACTTCTGATGGTGTTAAGACCCTATTCCATATACCTATCTCATCTAGTAAACCAGTAAAATAATTACTTATTCCGTTGTAAGTTCCTATGTAAGTGTTTGAAGCACCAGTTCCATCAGTCCAAGAGATAGAACCACTACCCGCAGAAGCTCCATTTTTATAAAACTCAACATTTCCAGCACCATCATAAGTTATTACGCAATGAATCCAAGTGTTTAAAGTCATAAAACCACTAGAGGAAAGTATAGACGTTACACCTTGATATGTAAAGCCTAAATTATTACCAGTTGTAACTATCATACAAGTTCCCATTCCTGCATTACCATTCTGAATAATAAATTTTTGACCAGATGTAGTTTTATAAACCCATGCACTATAAGAGTGGGCAGATGTTGGAGAAGAAAATGAGCTGCCTAAAGTTGGTGAAACTGATAAATAATCATTAACACCATCTAAGCTAAACCCTTGATTAATGATTCCTGTACCATAAGTAGCACCGTTAACTAAAGTACCGTTATAGTTACCTAAAGCATCGTTAGGTGTGTTATCAGCTGTGTAATAAGCTAATAGGTCGTTCCATAAAGGATTACCTGAAGCCTGTAATATATAAGGATTAATCAAAAACATATTACGCTCTATTACCTATTAATGTCACTTTTAAACCTGCTTCAGTTGCACCACCTGAAATAGCATCAATATCTATTGTAATCTCTGCATCGTCTGCTAATGCTGAATCTGATATTACCGCTGCTGTAGCTGCTGTTGTAGAAGTCTTTTCTGTAGCATCAATCGTTAATAATGTAGATAAGATTGAAACACCCCCCTCATTAATGTCTATTGTTGTAGTTCCTGAAGTTGTTCCTGCTGTGCTTAGTGATGCTCTAACCTCTGTTACTGTCATAGCAAAAGGCATTCTAAAAGTTAACTTTGCCGTTCCTGTTGTTAATGCTGTTGTTTCATCTGATACAGCTACTTGAATAACCTCCTGCATTACTTCAGCACCTGTTACATACTTTGAATCATATGAACTACCATTGTAATCAGATACTATTAGTAAATCGTTAGCTTCTAAATTAGCACCTTTTGCTGTTAATTGACTTATTTTCTTTGTTGCCATTTTTTATCTTTCGTATTTTGTTTGTCCAAACCAACTATTATCATAAGCTAAACCGAATCCTCCCCAGTTTACACTTAAATCTTCTGTTATTGCAGTACCATCTGCTTCATCTAATAGTAAGAAACTATCATTTTCATCTACTATATTATCACCATCATCTGACTGTTTGCCAAATCCAATTAGATTATATACCGCTTCTCCCCACATAATTAAATAACCTTTTTATTGTCTTTTTGTTGCATTAACTTAATTGCATACTCCTGCAATTTCTTAACGTCTTTAGCCTTCATTTTATACCTATCCCTCATAAATACCAGCCTCCTATATTTGTGTTACTAATCGGATAAACATCTGCTCCTGAATTAGTATGATATTCAGGAAAAGAACTTGAATTAAAACTCATATAATCTACGAATCTTTGTGAGTAGTTCTCTGCTGTTATCCTTTGCTTTTCAATTAAAAAATCTACTTCATTCTTTTGTACCGTTTCAGAACTTTCTGCTGTATGCTTAAATACTCCTTTGTTAGCTACTGTATAAGCACTAAAAGGCAAATACTCGACCATAGCCCAATGAATAAGCATTTGCTTAACATAGTTGTTTAACAAGTCTAAATAAACACCTGACAACGTTCCTGCTTCAATATCTGATTTTAACCTATTAAGTAAATCAGTACCTAAGTAATTCTGAATGTGTATATCTTGAGCAATCTTAATAAACTGAATAAATTTATCAGTGTCAGTATTTCCGTCTAGTGGTGTGTACTTAACAATGTCTGCTCTTTCTATTAATAATACTTCTGCCATTATTTAACGTCTTTTGGTAAATTCTTATTGTTAGGGCTAAAACCTTTTAAAGGTAAGTTGTTAGGGTAAACACTAACCTCAAATGGATTAGTAACTTTAAACCCTTTAATCTCTGCTGCTCTAGTTCCTATCTTTTTCCATTCAGGATTATCTTCATTTAGGTCAACCATCATAGTAACTCTTTGCCATTTATGATGACATCGAGGACCTCCTTTATACTTAAAAATATCGTAAGTATCAGACCCAAACTCACCAAATCCTTTGTTTACTGCTACTGAAGCCATCTTATCAATATCTTCTTTACGGTATAATTTACCTGCGTTCATCATAGCTTTACAGAATGCTCTTTCAGGTGTCTTGTTACCAGTGTATTTATAACGAACTTTAAAGAATCTATCCTTTACTTGTTTATCTTGCTTACTTCTTGCTGTTGGTCTTGCAGTTCCTGTGCTTACAAAGTTCCAAACCTTAGACATTAAAGTGGGCTCTTCTTTAGTTAATTCAGCTTCTAACTCTTCTAGATAAGCATTTAACACATCTTCATCTTCTACCTCTTCAACATCTCTTTCATCTATCACTATATAACCCTCAGGAATATCCTCCCCTATCTCGTTTAAGTAATCTTCTAAGTTGAATTGTTTACTTAATTGCGTAGGCTCTTCTGACTTTTCCCCCTCAAATGGATTTAAAGTTTTAAAATATAAGTCTAAAGATACACCGTTATATTCTAAAATAGTATCAAACGCATCTAACAACATCTCTTGAAATGGTTTAATAACCATATTATCAAACAAGTTAAAAGAGTTTTGCAATTCATCAGCATTTGAACTGAATCCTGTAGAAGTAGCAATACCAAAAATAAGTGGACTTGTTACCGAATGTGATAGCATAATTTTACGCATACACTCTTCACTCAAATACTGATAGTGTTCATGTGCATCATTTAAAGGAATATCATCAACTGTAATCGCTGTATCTTTATTGTCATTAAATGAAACAATTACCTTTTGCCCTTTACTACCTGTTAAAGTTTGTTTAATCTTAGCATTTATGAAACTTTGTTGCTCTTCAGTAGGTACTCCATTATTTACATTAATAACCTTTGTACCTGAAAATCCATTTTGAACCTCGTTAATTAGATAATCAGATATCTCTTCTTCTAATAATGTGTAATCTACTCCTCCTTGATAATCTACGTGAGCGAAGTATTTCATTCCTGCTGAATAAGGCTGTATATACAACACCTCAACACTTTCATTTGAAGTACCAAATGCAGGTATTCTTTTAGGTTCGTAGTTTCTTACATCGTTCCAATTATCACTAAAGTAATACGCTTCTACATCTCCATCTTCATTGCACTTTTCAGGTGCTAATAAATTAACTGGAATATGATATGCTTTCTTAACTAACTTTCTATCTTTAGAGTAATGTACTTGAATAGCACATTTACCAAATAGCTTTAAATCTAAACATAATTGCTTAACATCTTTTTTACCAAAGATAGACATTAACGAAGCGTACTCATTTGGCTTTCTTTGTGCATCTTTAGCACTCAAACCTCTACCGTACATTAACCTAACAATAGAATTAATGATACTGTTGTTTGTAGCACTATTTTTGTACCTGTCCATTAAGTAACTAAAGTAGCTGTTTTCATCTCCCCACGTTACCCAATCTTTTCTTTTGTCCTCTATTATTTCAGGTCGTTTATGTTCTGCTAGATTGAAAATCTTTAAATTATCCATTATAAGTAAATAAAGTCGTTTGTACTATTTTTTTGTTGATATACACCATCATTAACTGAATACTCTCCTGTTTGGTCTGTACAAAATACTTTCGCATAATGTAGAACTTCAGTTGTACCTGTATATCCGTTAATTTCTAGTTTATCATTTTGGCTTGTTAGAATGAAGCTAAAATCATTTGCTTGTAAGTAGTCATCATTATCGTAATTCTGTAGTTTTAACGTGTAAAACCTACCCTCTTTTAATGCAAATGTAGCTGTTAAAGTATCGTAATAGTCACCACTTGTATAGCTTTCTATTGTAATACTTTCTGTTGTATTCGTTTCTTCATCTGTTAATAGT